CGATCTTGGGTCCATGGGTCGAACCCGATAGGCCCTGCGTGCTTTGTGCCTCTGGGCACGCAGGGCCACCTCCTTAGGTGCGGCTGAGGGCTAGAAATTCTGCTCGGAGAGGTGGGACAGAGAAGAAGCGTCCTGACAGTTTGGAAGTGGTCGTGAGGGATTGGTGGTCTTGAATGCCGCGCATCTTGACGCATAAGTGTTCGCACTGTAGGACTACTGCTACGTCGTCCGTATCCAGGATGTACGCGAGGGCCATATGGATCTGGGCAGTAAGGCGCTCCTGGATCTGAGGGCGTCTGGAGAAGAAGTCTACTACACGATTGAACTTTGATAACCCAAGAATTCGGTTCTTAGGTAAGTATCCGATGAGCGCGGTCCCTTGAAACGGGACGAAATGGTGTTCGCACATGGAGATGATGGAGCAGCGGGTAGACAGCAGCTCATCGTATTGCATGTCATTAGAGATAGTTGTACAGTTTGGAAATTTGCTGTAGTCTAGCCCGTAGAAGATTTCCTCCGTATACATCTTTGCCACACGTTCAGGAGTTCTCTGCAGAGACTGGTCCTTATAGTCGAGCCTTAGGGAGTCAAGGACTTTGAGCATCGCGCCGCGAATGCATTCGGGACAGAAGTCTTCCTTCCCGTTCAGAGGTGTCTCGATCATCCCAGCCTTAAGGACTTGATGGATATGTGCTCCCAGTTCAGGATCGTTTACGGACAGCATTGTGGGACCTTTCACGTGGAAGCCTGTCGGAGGTGAGTCTGGAGTATCCCTCGGTGTCATCCCAGTTGTCGGGGTTGTTGTATCCTCCTGAGAGGATGCGCGCGATCTTGACAGCGTAGTAGTCGAGGGTTTCACGGTGGAGATCCTCCATCTCATCATAGAATGGCGAGGTCTTGAATAGCTTCTTCATCGCCTGGGAGTACATGACGTTGTCTAAGTACTCTCCGTGTTGCCCGCGACGTTCTGCGAGGAGCTCTTCGACGGGTCGGCTCTTTTGCATGGGGTCTCTTCTCCCTAACAGCTTGAGTATGAACAGTTCTTACAGACCTTACAGCCTTCCTCGTATACCAGAGCGCGAGCAAGGCACTGTGGGCAAGTGGAAGCAGTGCTGGTGGTCTCGCCATTAGGTGGAGTGGGTGTGTGGATCCCGCGGATTGCGTTGAAGTCACGCCCTAGGGAGTGCCCGATGTAGGCAATTAAGCTGCCGAAGTGTTTCGGCTTGCCTTTAGGATCATCGAGAGGAGGCATCCAAGCAGTATCGTGTACGGAGTGGACTGCTTCCAATTCGTCGGCGATAAAGTCAATGTCGCCATCCCCTTTACGGAGGATCGCCGTAATCAGTAGACTAAGGGCAGTCATCCACTCCTGAAAGCGTGCGTCTTTTGAGTTGAAGAACACCTCTGCAGGCTTCCCATCATGCTCATTGATCGTAAGGTAGAGCGCTGACGTTAGGGAGGGCCATCTGAGTTTACGAGTCGAACCCTTCAAGATACTCTCGCGCCGCGCTACGCTGTTAGTCGTGGGGTGGTACGAAGGGTTCGTCTCGCCCGTAGACAGAACGCTTCCGCGCACCTCTGACGGACGATATGTAGTCGTTCCTTTGCATCCTAACGTGTATGCAATATCATAGACCTTCTGGAAGTCCTCGAAGGTGGTGTTCTGTGCTACGTTGATGGTCTTGGATACGCTTGCATCCACCCAACGCTGTACGGCAGCTTGCATGATGATGTGTTGTTCCACAGTAAGATCGTCAGCCGTAACAAATTGTGGTGCGTTTACTTCTCCTCCGTTCAAGAGGTAGTTGTAATCGTACGCTGTGTATTCCCTCTTCGTTCCATCGTCCTGGTTTACCTTTCGCTGGAACTTATGAGCGAACACTGGCTCGATGCCGCTTGACACATTGCCGTAAAGGATGCTAGTGGTTCCAGTTGGGGCTACGGTGAGGAGCACACCGTTGCGGATACCCGTGTTACGGATTTGGTTTTTCAGGTCTCGAGGCAGTTGTTGATCCGCGAACGTACTGTCAAAGAACTCTTTTGGCTTGAACAGTGGAAAGGGACCTTTCTCGATTGCGAGGTCTGCCGATGCTTGATATGCAGCCAAACAGATCTTCTGCATAATCTGTTCCGTTTGGTGGGCTGCTGCAGGGGACCCATATCGCAGGTTGAGCTGTGCGAGCGCGTTGGCTAGCCCTGAGACTCCTAGACCGATACGACGCTTATTGAGTTCTTCGATTTCCTGTGCTTCTAGGGGGTAGCCCGTCTTATCGATAACGCAGTCTAGAAACCGAACTCCGATCTCTGTTACGGAGCGCAGTAGGCTCCAGTCAATCTCCGCACCAGGTTCGAAGGGTGCTTTGACGATACGCGCTAGATTGATTGCACCAAGATTGCATGCACCATTTGGTGGTAGAGGTTGTTCACCACAGGGGTTCGTGCAGGAGATTGTTTCCGCGTACTTCAGGTTGTTAAGGTCGTTGATACGGTCGATGAAGATGACTCCTGGCTCTGAGTACTCATACGTCCCTCTTGTAATCTTGTCCCACAGATCACGAGCCCGTACGTTAGAGTATACGAACTGGCGGATGTTCTCGTCGTCCGTAAAGTCCATTTCCTGGATTTCCGTGGGACGTTCGAAAGCAGGTTCGACTGGGAAGTAGAGAGCCCAATCCTCATCGTCGTGAACCGCTGCCATAAAGGCATCACTTACGAGTACTGAGACGTTGAAGTTGGTCAGGCGGCCTTTGGTGTGTTTGGCATCAATGAAACTGGGTAGATCTGGATGCGTATCATTGATGGTTGCCATCATCGCTCCACGTCGTCCACCAGCACTTTTAATCGTGGCGCACATGGAGTCCCACATGTCCATGAAGGGAAGTGGTCCCGAAGCAACTGCACCGGTGCGACGTAGTTTGGCGCCCCTAGGGCGAATAGTGCCAAAGTGCGTGCCAATGCCCCCTCCTTGTTGTTGGGTAAGGGCGGCATCAGAATTAGCTTGCATGATGTCGTCGAGGGAGTCCCGTATTTGACGATTGACATAGCAGTTCATCAGGGTCACACGGTTGCCCGTCCCTGCTCCAGCGATGATACGACCTCCAGGCATCCATAGACGTAAGTGTAGGGCTTTCCTTGTGAGGTCCTGGAACTCTTGAGGTTCACCCTCCGTGATAGCGTTACCGACTCTCGTGAGAGTTGCGTCTACGGACGTTTCGTCTGTGGAGTGTCGGTATTTGGTTGACCAGATGTCTCTGGTCAACTCTTGGTCCTCCATCTTGAGATGAACAGGATCGATGGCTAGCGTTGGTATTGGTGTGTTCTGGTTCATTTCTTCCCGCCGTCGTGTGCTCTCATCCCTTGAGGTGGATGTGGATGTGGATGAGGTTGGATGTGGGCGTTGCCACTTTCGGCTTCTTCGCACGTTTGTTCTCGATGATGTCGTAGTACAGCCTGTGTGTTCGGTTTTTGAGGTGTCTATGTGGCCCTAGGTGTTGGATGATGTCTACTGCTTGTAGCAGTGCATCTCCTGTAGTTAAGACTGGATTGTCTTCAATTCTTCCATGACGTATGCTTGAGATCCTCCAGTATTCTAGCGTCCGTGTTGCTAAGTAGTCTTGAACGTTTATGATCGCGACGTTTTCTGCCATCCTCACCTCCATTTTTTATTATATAGTAAAACCAGGAAAAAAGCAATTGTCAAAAAGATGGTCAACCGGTAAAATCTTTTAGGCTGATCCCGTAGGGATATTTTACGTGGACAGATTCCACGATGTTTTCGGGGATGTGCTCTTCCTCAAGATGACCCCACGAACGACCCAGTTTGATGTCGCCCTTAAATGGAATGTGACGCAGCCCCCATCGTCTGGGGACTTCAGCCAGGAGATTAAGGACTCTTGCGCCGAGCTCGAAAGCTGCAGCTCGATCATCTGGTAGTTCGAAAAGGATGGAGTCGTAGACTGTGTTGACGATGTATGCTGAGTACTCGTATCGGGCGATGTCTTGAATGTTGAGCCCTGTATGAAGCGTGAGATGCCAAGCGATGCTCTGCTCAGGAAAGTTAGCAGCTTGGTTTTGCATGTCATGGGCTCTCTCTGGACTGACTAATTGAAAGCGTCGCTTGAAGCCGAACGGTGTGACTAAGTTCTGCCCTCTCAAGGGGGCAGCTCTGCAAGCGTTAATGAAGCGTCCTGCTCCTTCGTACTTATTGAACCACTTTGCGATCCATTGAGCAGCCTCTCTTACGGGGATGAGATACTCCTCAGCGACGCTCTCTGCTGTACGTCCGTAAACGATCCCGAAGTTCACCCCTTTAGCCCGCATCTTTTGCTCATGTATAATCAACTTCGGTTCTCTCGTATTGAATCGTGCTCCGTATCGATCCCAATCGTCTACGGTGTATTGGTTTGGGTCGCCAAAGAAGTCTATACGAGTAACGTCGTGTATACTGGGATGTCCAGGAATTGTGTAGATGTCATAGAGCATCTTGTCTCGGCTCAGTTCACCCAACACTCGTAGCTCGGCTTGATTGATATCCACCTCCATGTACATGTGGTTTGGGGGTGCTGCGTATTGGCTACGGAGAGCGGGTTCTCGTGGAATGTTAAGGAGGTTAGGATCGTTGGAGCTCGGACGCCCTGTGGTAGTTCCATGAATTAGGTAGCTAGTGTGTACTCTTCCATCGCGCCCTACAGAGTCTTCGGCGGAGTTGACGTACGTGCCGAGCGCTTTTTGGACTTTTCGATGCGCGAGGAGCGTCGTGACTGCTGGGTGGTTGAGTGGGGTGAGGTTTCGGAGAGTATCTTCGTCAGTAGACTCCGGTATACGATTGGGTCGTCTACGGTCGCGCAGGGCGAGAGACTCGTAGAGAAAAGGAGATACCTGTTTAGGCGATCGTGGATTGATCTGGGTGTACCCGTGTGGCGTTGCGAGCTCTTGGAAGGTGGATTCGAGTCGGTCGGCATCTGCTTGCAACCTTACTTTGTTTGCCTTAATTTGGCCCAGGTCTGGACGTATACCCTTGTACTCGATGCGTGCCATATAAAGGCTTTGGGGAAGGAGTGTCTTTGTGTAGAGCGTCTCCAGATTTGGGTCCATCCGCACCTGTTGTCGTAGGAACGGGAATACCTGAAGTGTACCTGAGATATCCTTGGCCATGTAGTCATGTAGTATGGGGCGCGGAATATCAGCGTACGTCTTGTTCTTTCCCTTCGTGTACTCATGGATCATGTACTTCCAGTCTGGAGCACCAAGGATGTCGGAGGCTAGCTGTTCGAGGTCATGTATCCCCTTAGTCTCGTCTATAGCGTATGATAGGAGAAGGGTGTCTTCGTCAACTCTTGCATCCCATACTCCTTTGCCCCAGAAGAACTTGACGTCGAACTTTCCGTTGTGCCAGATGAACTTGGTTTTGTGGGCGAGTCGGAAGATCTCTCCGGTGTACTGGATGAGTTCTTCAGGGACGACATACACCTTTTCAGGCGAGACGCAAAAGCCACAGCAGAGGATTCGATCTCGGAGAAAGTCAAAGCCTGAAAAACCTCCGGTCTCTGTATCAGCTGCGCAATAAGAGTACTGAGAGATTCCGAGAGCAATCTGTCTAACGTCTCGTGGTGTTTTCGCGACCCTAACCTCTGGTATTGTATACCGCTTGGTTGCTCGATCTCCACCAGTTGTGATACGGCAGGCATAATCAACATCTTCCATAAATTGCCGCATTGATCCACCACCTCGCAAGAGAAAGGCTGGATGGACTGAGGCAACAATTCCATGATCTGCGAGTCCAGAGTTAAACCTTTGACCTCTAACTTGGGTAATCTTGCTTCGGAAGTTTCCGGTAGTAGACCAAACAGCAGGGTTGCCGAGCGCAAGGATAGTTCTACGCGGATGGAGGGAGAGGAGGTGGTGGAGTCGTCGCTGACAGACATGTGTTGCCTCAGTCACTTTCTCTTGGGTCTTCGTCCTCGTCCCTGGGTAGCACTGTATCGCGTTGCAGAACAGTGTGTGATGCTGGAGTGTGGGGTGCTGTGCTAAAGCATGTTCGAGTACTCTGCCAGATGGACCAACAAAAGGCGCACCCGCCTTGACTTCCTGGATTCCAGGTGATTCCCCAACGACTACTAGTGGGGAGTCTGTGGGCCCACGATGTCCCACAATGCGGGCAAAACCATGAGGGCATCCGTTACATCTGTCGTATGATACTTGCTCAAGCGGCTGCATAAGCGTGTCTCGGCTCGCACCACTCTCGAACTCGTTGAAGGTTAAGAATTGTCTGATCTGTTACGGTGCCGTTCTCCCACCAGTCACCACGAGCAGGCATTGTAAGAGTAAGAGTGAAGGGGACTTCACAACGTAGGGGTACTGCGGAGTCTATGCTGTATACCCCAGGGAGCTGAGCGCACAGCATGTCGTCGATTACGTCGTCGCTGAACCCCAACATGTGTATGGGACGC